CCACCTTGCAGCCGATACCTACCATGACCTTCGATTAGTTGAACCGTTAAAAGCGGGGCGAACTTCTGCGATAGATCATCCCCTCGTGGCCCCAGCAGCGATGGAAGATATCCTTACCGTGGTTAAAAGCTTGCAACCCATGCAAGCGGCTATGGTATTGGTTCAGTTATACACCGGAATGCGACCCGGGGAAATGCTAGCGATGTTGCCCTCATCGATAGACAGAAATCTTGACCCTTGGGTTTACACCCCTAGGAAGCACAAGAACGCCTACCGGGGGCATTCCCGTAAAATCTATTTGGGGCCAAAAGCTCAAGCAGCAATTGCACCTTGGATAGATCCCGCCTTTGAGTATGTTTTTTCACCAAAAAAAATAAAGGAAAAGTCCGGCGACCGTGTGCCGGGTAACCGTTATTTGTCAACGTCGTACAGTCGTATGCTTCTACGAGCCTGCATAAAAGCCGGGGTTAAACCGTTTACTCCACACCAACTTAGGCACACTGCGGCAACACGCATTGTCACTGAGTGCGGGTGGCAAGCGGCCCGGGCAGTCTTGGGGCATAAAAGTTTAAATACGACATTGATTTATGTAGAATCTGAATTATCATTAGCCCTACCAGCCGTTGGAAGACTCGGCTAAAACTAAGGAAGGTTGCCCACCCGTGATAGACTGCCCCACGCAGCGTTTTCATTATCTTATGACGCAAGCTTTAAATATAGCGGTTAAAAACAACATCAAGACATTCAGCGAACAGGCTGGACTTGGAGGTTGGCAGGTGTCTTTATCAATTGACTTTGGTGCAAGAACCATTGCAACAGTTGCAAAACCGGTGCAAGAAATGGTGCAAAACGGTGCAAAGCACAATCAATGTCAGATTGATATTTTAGAATTATTGCGGACACAAAGTGGATATTTAAGCGGGGCAAAAATCCAAGTCGGGCTTGAGGACAAAGGGATATTTCACGGCGATTCTACCGTAAAACATGGCCTTGCCGATCTTGTGGCAACGCTTTTTATAAAGCTTGGCCCCAACAAAAGAGGCTATCAGATAACATAGCCAAAAACGGTTAGCACCAATTTAGCACTAAGCCTGCATCGAATTACAATCGATGCGGGCTTATCTTGTTTTTATCACGCAGCCTAACCCGGTTTGTTATCGGTGGGGCTAACCTTAGCGTGGGGCTTTGGAATGGGGTTCGACTCCCCAGCGTGTGAATTATTTTAAGACACCATGAAACTGATAAAGACCGAGCCAACGAAGCCCGTGTAGGCGAAGCGGTATCAACCCACTTCCGCTGCACCCTACTTGCAGCCCCAAGGCTTTACAAAATCGACTTTGTTGCCGTTCGCAATAGTAGACTTGTCGCATTTGTTGAGGTTAAGCAGCGCAATTATACGATGGCTGAGATTGAGCGAATGGGCGGCTATATGATCGCCCTTACCAAGTGGATGAACGCCAAACAAGTTTACGACACCACGGGCCTAAAGTTCGTGCTGGCAGTGGGTACGCAAGACGGCATATGGGTTGCAACGATCAGCGATTTCTTTGCCGAGAATCTAGTCTACGGGGGCAGAACCGATAGGGGCGATTCCCAAGATATGGAACCATGCGTACTGGTATCCGTGGACAAGTTCAAAAAAATTACATGAGCATTGCTCCGCAACTGCTTTGCTCACTGGCAAGTGGCGGCAAGGCAGGCCCGGCTTAAGCAACACGGGTGCGGGGCAAGTTTTTATTAGGGGTTAGCATGAAACTACTTAGCCAAAATTCTGAGCTAAAAAAGGACGGCATCTGGAACTGGTCGCTACCGGCTTGGCAAGTTCAGCTATCCGATGGCAAGTGGTTTAACGCCTGCCCCAATGCTGATTACTGCGCCCATCTTTGTTACGCCCGCAATGGCACTTACCTTTTCCCAACGGTTAAGGCCAAGCACATTGCAAACCTCGAATACACGCTGGAAGATTTGGTCGGCTGGAAGCTGGCGATGATTGATGAGATTGAGAAAATTGGCCTGCACAAAATTAAATGGTTAAGAATACACGATGCCGGTGATTTTTACAGCGACGATTATCTTAAGGCTTGGGTCAATATTTGCAGCAATATTCCCTCGGTCACCTTCTACGCCTACACCAAGCAGATTGAAATGTTTAAGCGGGTTTTAAAGGACTACTGCCCCCCGAATTTTAAGTATTTGTTTTCTCTAGGGGGTAAGGAAGACAACTTGATCGACCTTGAAAATGACCGTCATGCGGAAGTGTTCCCCGACCTTGAAAGCTTAATTGCTGCGGGGTATTCAGATCAAAGCGAAAGTGATTTACTGGCAATAACTTTGCCCACCAATCGGATTGGAATAACAGCAAACAACATTAAGCATTTAAAAACAAAACAAGCCCGCCACACCTTTGGGAGTGGGCAGGCCGAGCGAGCAATCAAACGGGAAGCGCATTAGGACTTCAGCTTTTTAGCTTCGGACTTTTCCTTTTCCCACTGGGCAAGCAAACGCTCAACCGCAATGGTAAGGGCCGAGTTCCTAGATAACCGGTGTGCGTCTGCATAGGCTTGAAGACCCTTCAACAAGGGTTCGTCTTTGCCATCCAAACGCCAGCCAAGTTGGATTGCGCCTTCGGTGAATTTTTTTGGTCGTGCCATAGTGGATAGAAACATACCACACCTCATTTAAAAATGAAACGGAGAAACCACTACGGACATTATAGCGGGGGTTATTGCAAACCGCAACATATTATTTTAAATATTTGTAGTTGATTTTGTGTTTGCTAAGTGTTAACATAAATATAGTGTAGTGATGAAACCTCTTTTAAGGAACTTGTAATGATGACTCAACAGGAAGCGGAACTGATATCAGCAGCAGCGGGGGCAAAGTGGAAAAGACCACGGGGCGAAGAAGCCGATAGGCAGATTGCAACCGTGGGCAGGTTGTACGAAAAGAAGCTAGCCAAAAAGCTTGCCGAAGACTTGGCATTGCAAGCAGAAAAAGACAAGGCTAGCCACTTAGCGAGCGTTCACGCTGAAGAAAAAGCGGGCGACTTTTTCGATGAGCTTATTCCCGATTATTTAGTCTGGAACCGAGATGGATTAAGCGCAACCGAGAAGGGTTACTACACTTGGATTCACCCCAAGAGTATTGGAACGCTGCAAGTTTTTATGCCTTTCGTGGCGTTGAACTATCCCAAGGCTTGGGTTGAGTGGTCGTACTGGAATGGTAATCAGTTTCTTCCGGCCGACGATGCCGAGACTGCAATTGGTGAATTGTATGTCCATCAATACCCCGGCATTACCGACGCACAATCAAAAGTTTTAATATACGGCCCTTTCTAGGGCTATCAAATGGCTTCCCCAGCGGGGTTGTTCTGGGTTGCGTTTGCAGCCCCAACCCCAAAGGGAAACACCAAATCAAGGATGAAAAAATGGAAGAAATTAAAGGACTAGTTTTAACCTGCAAAGTCGGCGAACGAATTGCAGTGGCTATTGGCGGAGAGGTTTGCTGGGTCAGTGTGGCCCATTGCGAACAGGGGCGGGCGAAGATCGTTTTTTCAGCCCCCCAAAGTGTAGTTATTGTTCGAGAAAAATTTTTAAACCGGAGTTCTAAATGTCAAGCCTTGTAACAGCAGCACCAATGAATCTTGCTTCACGAGTTGAAGCAGCACTTATCGAAGGCGATTTGGGCAAACTATCAGTCGAGGAAAAGCTTAAGCATTATATGCAGGTATGCGAGAGTTTGGGCCTTAATCCGCATACGAAACCCTTTGGCTATATCCTTCTGCAAGGCAAAGTAACCCTATATGCGCTTCGTGCCTGCACCGACCAGCTACGCACTATTCATGGGGTAAGCGTGGTATCCGTTCAAACCGTGGCAGCAGGCGGGCTTGTTACCGTTACTGCAACAGTACGAGATAAAACAGGCAGGGAAGATAGCGACATTGGTTGCGTTTCCGTTGATGGGTTAAGGGGCGAAATGCTTGCTAATGCTCACATGAAAGCGATAACGAAGGCAAAGCGCAGGGCAACACTTTCCCTATGCGGGCTTGGTTGGCTGGATGAAACTGAAGCTGAAACCATTCCAAGCGCAAGGATCATCCCCGAACCCGCTGCACCTTTGGCGATTGCCAAACCAGTGGAACAACCCAAGCCAGCACCAGCACCCAAGCCAGTGGCAGTAGTACCAGTGGAACGCATGGGGCCGGGCGACGATATGGAACCGGAGCTTGCAACCGAAGCCCAACTGAAAGAGCTAACCCGATTGAAAAAGGCAGCGAACTTTACGCCAGCCGAACAAGCTCAGTGGGGCAAGATGGTTCGTGAAGACTACGGTGTAGATTCGCCCAAGGAACTTTCCTACGAAGCCGCTGAAACTATTATTGACGATCTCAAAGCATTAACCGCAACCGTTAACGGAGGACGATAACATGAGCATTTTAGATTTGCATACTGGTTCAAGGATTCTATCTGAGTGGGTCAACCAAGACCTACCGGAAGGGGGCGAACTTGATCCAATTATTGACCAACTGTTAGCCGAACTGGAAGGCAACATTGAGCAAAAGGTTGAGAACTATTGCAGGCTTATTCGGGAATGCGAGTTGAACAGCTTGGCCCGCAAACAGGAAGCCGACAGGATCATGGCCCTATCTTCCCAAGATGGAAACCTTGCCAAGAATCTTAAGTCAAGGCTGCATTATTTCTTTGGCTTGCAAGGCATTACCAAATTGGAAACCAAAACTTTCAAGTTGAGTGTATGCGCTAACGGGGGCTTGCAGCCCTTGGAGGTTACCGCCCTAACTGAAGACCTGCCCGCAGAGCTTCAAAAGATAACCGTTATGCCAAACATGGATGCGATCCGTGAAAAAATTAAGCTTGGCGAAACCATTCATGGGGTAACCGTCCTACCCCGTGGCAACCATTTACGAATTAAATAAGGAGTCGAATCATGGCAGGCGACTGGATAAAAATGCGAACCTCGTTACTCAAAGCCCCCCAAGTCATTCGACTTGCGGGGGATCTTAACCGTTCAAAGCTGGAAATCCTTGGGGCATTATTTACCATCTGGACGATTGCAGATGAAAGCAGCCTTGAAGGTAACATCAAACTTGGCCCCAAGCATCTTGATGCGGAGATGGGGCTACCGGGCTTTGCAGAGGCAATGGCTGCGGTAGGTTGGCTTGAAGTGATTGACCCTAACAGTATTAGGCTAACGAACTACGGCGAGCATAATGGTAAGACTGGTAAGCGCAGGGCGGAGGATTATCAACGGGCAAAAGACTTACGGGCGAAGGAAAAGGCGGACAAGAAAGCCAGAGACTTGCAGACACTTAACGGACAAAGTGTGGACAAAGTTAGGACAGATTGTGGACAGATTGCGGACGAACTACCGACAGATTGCGGACAGAAAGTGACTGCTTTTCAGTTAGAGAAAGAGTTAGAGAAAGAGTTAGAGTTAGAGAAAGAGAAAGAGTCCTATATGGAAACTTTAAACGAAAACAGCCCAGCAGAGCAGGCGGCGCAGTTAACCCGAATGTGGTTGTTTCAAAGGCGTGGCACTTGTGCAAGTGAACAGGTTCCCAAAGTTCTAGAGCATTTTTCCGAAGCCCTGCGAACTGGGATGGATTACGACAAAGCCGTTCACGACATGAAATCTAGAGTCCGAAGAAAGACCGAATACCTTTGGGAATTTATGGAAAGAAATCACCCAAGGGTTAGGGCGGGGGCTGCGGTTAATACCAGCATGGAAGCGACTCTTCAAAGGATGATGGACGATCCAGCAAAGGCAAAGATGTTGGAGGTGGCATATGGAAACTAAGCTAGCAATCCCTGCGTCGGATTCGGCGCAGTGGCTTGGGTGGGGCAATTACCATCGTGCGCTTCATGGTTGGAAAACCGAAGCTGAAGTGGAAATGGTTGCCCTTTGGATTGGAACTTTCCGCCGCTGGAAATTTACCGTACCGGAGATGTACAAGGCTTCCGAATCTTTGCTCAAGCGAAGCAGCCCTGCATTCAAGCGAGAGGATCATATTAACTACCTTTATGCAGCGGTTAACGAGCATAGAGCATCAACCCGAAATGTGGCGGACAGCATGACCGACTACACCCGGGGCGAATGCACCATGTGTTTCAATGCTGGAACGGTAAGCGTACCGCTGTTGCGTTCAGTCGTGGGGCGCAATTGGATTGACAAGAAAACCTGTGCGGTGTGGTGTACCTGCGTTGATGGCCGGAAGCATTCAGCCGTGCAAACTGAGGACGGGAGAAAACTGATGGGGATTACGGAATACAGCGCACGAAACCCCAACTGGAAAGACCAGTTAGCCCAACTAAGGGCGGTTGAATATGAGCTTGACTATCTGAGCAGCGAAGCCCGGGCCATGAATAAAGCGGCCGACCCGTTCAACAGCGTAACCGGCAGGCGAACTTTCGATCAAATCCGAGATGCGATGGCAGTCCGATTTGGGTTGCTAGGCGAACCCAAGGAGGTGGGGCAATGATTAGAAAGAATGACAAAATGTGTCGCCAGTGCGGGCGCATGGTGCAGAAAACCTTCACGGGAAAACAGCGTTGCCGAAAATGCTACGCCAGTTTTATTTTGTCTGAAGGGATTGAAACCGTGTTTTTGCTACATGACCAACTGGGAACCGCCCGCAATGTTGTTGTCACCCACAAAGCTGCGCTTAAACGGTTGGGGCTTCAAAAGGAAAGATTGGTTGCCCGAATCTTGGAATTGGTAACACGGGTAGGCGAGCTTGAAAAAAACAGCGAGCAGAAATTTGTTGAACCGTGGCCCCGGGCGTGGTATGATTCCGAGTCGCTGACACCCCAAGCCAGCACCGAGAACGGATACCCAAAATAAAAACAACACCTTTACCGCAGGGAAGCGTAACGCTAACCCTACCGCTTCCGCCTAGCGCAAACAGCATTTGGAAGAGCTACCGCAAGCGGGTGGTTAAATCTTGGCAATACTGCAAATGGTTGCAGGTTGCAGGGCTAATGGTAGGCAAGCCCGGGCAGGTTGCAGGGCCGCTTGAAATTCAGATCGTTGCAATCTCCGGCAAAGGTTGGCGCAAGAATCGTGACTTGGACAACCTAGCCAAGCCGCTAATTGACTTGTTAAAACACACGGGGATTATCGAGGACGACAATTCAACCATTGTAAAAAAAATAACCCTCTTGATGGAATTACCCATCGGGGCGGAGGATGCAAGCGTTGTGATAACGGTTCAAACTTTGGGAGTGTAGAGGATGCACCAGTGTATGACAAAGCCAATTCGTTTCGTTAAGTCGGCCTTACTAAAAAAGCGACTTGATGCGGTCGTTGACAAGCTCGGCCTTGATTGCGATCAGTGGGGCAGGCTATGCCGGATCATGTTGCCCGAAGAATTTGCTGCACCTAGCGCAAGGCCAAGGGCAACACCCACTTTGCCCGGGCCTGCAAGGGTTGAAATATACCAGCAGCGGGTCGAGAAGAACGAAAGCCTTTTTGACTTCAGCGATGAAAAACATCAAGATTAAAAAAGGCGCATAATCAAGATTGAATTAAGGTTCTATCCGCATAGGATAACATTGCCCCCCTGTGCGGGGGCAAGCACCCCCGGCAGAGGATGACACTAGGTCGGGGGTTACAAGTCACAGCAGTTTTTAGGGTGGGGAAAATCCCCCGCCCTATTTTCGTTTCTAGACGGTTAAAAAATAGTTCCGAATTTAACGGTTATTTATGTTGCTATTTTGTTATCGTTAACATACCATATTGGTATGGCTTAATTGCATTAATTAACCCGCAAATTTTTAAGGGCTGCAAAAATGAAAACCATCTTAATTGCAATGAAACACCAAATTATTAACAGGACTGAAAAGGCCGTTCAAGTCGATTTCCTTGAAAGAAAAGTTTGGTTGCCAATAAGCCAGATTGAAATAAAAGACGATTGCATTTTTACAAGCTACTGGACGGCAAAGTCAAAAATGCTTTTGCCATCGAATCAAAACAGGGCTTGCTTTGTTGGTTAAGCACGAAACACCCCCGGGGTGTATGCGGTTATTTTACCGTACTGACGAGTGCAGAACTACTCAACAAGGGGATTTACCATGTCGATGATTACTTTGCCTGCACCTATAGCACCTTGGGCTAATGCTTCCAGCGAAGCCGTACAAGGCGCAGACCATATAACCAGAGCGATGCAGGCGGCAAAACTGGATTGGAGCGTTTCAAAGGTTCCTTTAATTTGCTACGACAACCAACAGGAAACCGGTAGGTTTGCGATTCGCCGTTCAACCGATAACCGAATCCTTGGCGTAGTCGGTACAAGGTTTACCCCCCTGCAAAACTCAGAAGCCTTTGCCAGCTTCCAACCGTTCCTTGATGCAGGCGAAGCCAAGATCGACACCTGCGGTCAATTTGAGAACGGTGGAATCGTTTGGATACTCGCTAAAATTAACCGTGACCCAATGGTTATCCGCAAGGGCGATGAGGTTGAAAAGTTTGTACTTTTGTCACATGGCCATAACGGTTCAATGGCAGTTCGGTTTGGTTTCACTCCGATCCGAGTCATTTGCAAAAACACTTTGACGATGGCGCACAAAAGCCGGTCAAGCGAATTGATCCGAGTGCGACATAGCCAGCAGGTTGTCAGCAATGTGACTGAAATCCAAGGCATTATGAACATGGCTAACGCTACATTCGAGGCGACGGCCGAGCAATATCGATACTTAGCTTCAAGGGATATTAACACCAAAGACCTGCATAAGTTTGCCCGCAAAGTTCTTGGCTTTGTTCCAGATGGCATGACGGTTAGCAAAAAAACTGGCAAGGAAAAAGGGGCCGATGCAATTGCCGGAATCATTAGCCGCTTTGAAGGCGGGCTAGGTAATGACCTGCAAGGGGTGCGGGGTACATGGTGGGCTGCGTATAACGGTGTAACCGAATACTTGACCTATGCAGCAGGGCGAAGTGCTGAAGACCGAATGGCAAGCCTTTGGACTGGTGCAGCCGCCAGAACTTCCAACAAGGCGTTCGACATGGCGATGACAATGGCACAATAGTTAGACGGTTAAACCAACTAAGGCGGGGGCTTTTTGGCCCTCGCTTTTTTTGTCGGTTTTGTTTTTGTTTCACTCTTGGTTAGACTACCGGCCAAGGAGTAAACAGCAATGCAGATCAAAGACCGTATCAAAGAATTTAAACGAGTAAAAGCCTCGGACTTAATACCGAACGAAAAGAATTGGAGAAAGCACCCGAAGGCGCAAAGGGAAGCCTTGCGGGGCGTTCTAGACGAGATCGGGTACGCCAATGCACTTTTGGCCTATGAGACACCAGAGGGCTTAAAACTTATCGACGGACACTTGCGAGCAGAGACAACCCCCGAAATGGAAGTTCCTGTTTTAGTGTTAGATGTCACCGAGTCGGAAGCCTACAAAATACTTGCAACCCTTGACCCGCTCGGGGCGATGGCAGAAACCGATGGGGAAAGGCTTGACAGTCTAATGCGGCAAGTTCAAACCAGCAACCAAGCGGTGGCGGGAATGTTGGCAAGTTTGGCGAATGATGCAGGGCTATATTCCGCCAAGGAAGAAGGCGGGGAAAATGATATACCGCCAATGAGCAAGGGGGCTATCAATTACATTTTAATATTCGACACGGAAGAACAGCAGAACCGGTGGTACGCTTGGCTTAAGAAGTTAAAGGAGCAAAACCCCGAAGCGGAAACCCACTCAGAAAGAATCGACGATTACTTGAAAAGCCACGGTGAATAATGAAGACTCGCAAGCAATGCTTCATTGATGTTGATGTTGTCACCGAGGCAAAGAACAGAATCCGAAAAATACTAGATACGCACGACTCGGCTATTGTTTCCTTCTCGGGCGGCAAGGACTCGATGACCATCTTGTATTTACTTAGGGAAGTCTTAACCGAACGGGGCGAAACAAAAAAAATAAAAGTTTGGTTCCGAGATGAGGAAGTTATTAACGGTTCGGTGGTGGAGTGGGTAAAAGGGTTTCGTTCCTTGCCTTGGGTAGAACTCGAGTGGTGGTGTATCCCAATGGCGGGAAGCTACTCCATCCTATCTCAGACATTCCAATATGTTCAATGGGGGCCGGGCCGGGAGTGGATAAGACCCAAGGCCGAGTGGGCGATTACTGAAAAAGAACTCGGCATTCCGGAAGGAACTATTTTAGACCAGTACAGTTGCGATGACCTAGCGGCTGCTAGGATGGGCAAGGGTAAGGTCGCTATCTTTAACGGCATGAGAACTTCGGAGTCTATCTACCGGTTGGCCAGCTTGTTTTCAAAGAAGCACGAAAGCCATATCTGCAAAAGCAAAAATTCCAAGCGGGTCAGCTTGTGCAAGCCTATCTACGACTGGCTAGAAATGGATGTGCTTAAATACCTTTACGACCAAGGCGCAGGCATCTGCCCGCATTACGATGACCGTGGTTGGGCCGGTTCCCCGTTGCGTGTGGCTACTGCTATAAATGTTCAAGCCTCAAAAATAGTGGACATTGTGGCAACTATCGATCCCGACTTGTGGGAACGGATAACTCAAATATTTCCCGACATAATGATTCAAGCAAGGTACTACAAAGATTCATCCTCTACCGTAAGCGATCCAAAATACATTAGCTCGCTAGACGGCGTAAGGGCTTGGGTTGAGGATTACATTGACGACCCAAAGGCAAAGGAAAAGGCGTTGCACGCAATTGACAAGGTGTCGGAAAGGGTAAGGCTTTACCCGTTGGCTTATCCTATTGAAAGTGTACTGAGTCAAATACGGTCGCAAGGCGGGGCGAGGGCTATTTTGCCACCGGGAAAAAAGTAATAAAGGGGAGCAAATGAACAGCGCAACAGAGAAAGAGCCGATTGAGCGAATCGAGTGGATTAGTGCGGAAGCTTTGCGGGCGAACGACTGGAACCCGAACCGTGTTTTTTCACCGGAACTAAGACTACTGGAATTGAATATCCTTAAGCACGGCTGGCTGCAACCTATCTTAATCAACTCTGGGGTAATGATTATTGACGGCTTTCATAGGTGGAGGTTGTCGCAAGACTCGCCAAAAATAAAAGAACGATGGGGGGGTAAAGTTCCGGCTGTGAGGATTAACCTAGAGGATGATTGCGCAATGGCTTTGACCGTAAGAATAAACAGGGCCAAAGGACAACACGCAGCCGTTTTTATGCACAACCTTGTCGCTAGACTTATCGGCGAATATTGTTGGACTGCGGAGCGAGTGGCCCTTGAAATCGGGGCGACCAAGAAAGAAGTAGAAGCGTTAAACACCAAAGGGATATTTGAATTGAGGAAGGTTTCGGAGTGGGCGTACTCCAAGGCATGGTATCCCGGTTACAAATGATAAACAAACGGTTTGATTCTGAGCAATACTTGGAAGACTTTAAAAAGTCAAAAAAGTATCCAAAGATACACGACGCAATTTTCTTCCCCGCTTCCCAATGGTCGGGCGAAGTTGTTGGCGACCTTTGCTCAAGTACGGGCTTGCTCGGGCATAGGTTCAAGGAACTTGCCGGGGCTACCGTTAAAGCGTTGGAACCGGACAAAACCGCTATTCAGCTTGGAACAGCCTACGGGATTTACGGGGCAGAACTTCCCGTAACACCGCTAAAAATAACCGTTGAAACATTGCCGCAACTCGCTTCATGGATGGAAGGGGTCAACACATTGATCGCCCGAAGATGCTTGGCGGAACTATCCTTGTCGGTTCAGTTGCAAGACTTGTACGATTTAATATTTCTCGCCGGGGTCAAAGTTGTTGCGCTTGAAGGAAACAACCAGTCGGTCAAATCAACACACCCATTCGGGCAAGTGGACACGCAAGCGAAGTTCTTTTCGGGGGGCTACTCCGTGGTCTACTCGGAAAAAAATGTAAGAGTATTAAAGCGTAGGGGTTGACTTAAGTCACCCCTTGCATACAATAACCTTGTCATGTATTCAATTCACGGAGGGGTTAGCAATGGATGAGCAAGCCACGGAAAAAGTTAATGCAAGCTGGTACAATGGGTTCGATGTAAAAACAAGGATGTCAGTAAGTGCAAAACAGAACCGTGCCTACAAAAACGGAACGCTACCAAGGCCGTCAAAGTGCCTAGTTTGCGGGAATACCGAGGGCATCATTATGGCACACCTCGAAGATTATAACGAGTGGAAGAACTATTACCCAATATGTTTTGTGTGCCACTGCACTTTACACGGAAGATACAAAAGGCCCGGCGTTTTTAAAGATTATATGGCTTGGATTGTCGCAGGGAACAAGCCCGTACCGTTCTATAAATACGACTGGCGGGGGTATCACATAAAGTATTGCTCGGGAAGCTTTGCGCTAGGGAAAGTAGGCGACCCGGGGTCGGTGGAACTTCTGAGTTCGCTCCCAATGGAGTACACGGATTATGTACCGGTGCTTTTTAGAAACAATATTAAAAATAATCCAGAAATAAACAACAACACCGAAAGCCTATTTCCAAAGGGTTCGGTGGAGTAGAAAAAAATACTTCCAAAATTAAATGGTTATCTTTACACACTAGGGGTTGACTATGGTCAACCTTGCTAGTAAGATAATAGCGTAAGGATTAACGAACGAAAAAACTTTCTTGGGAGTCTTAAAAATGTCAACTTCAACCGCAAACACTTTGACCTTTGGAATCGAAATCGAATGCTACATTCCTAACGAGGTAGCGCAAAGCATTCAAATCGGTGGTTATCACCGGGGCGTACAAGTTGAGTCTTTGCCCCGTGGTTGGAATGCTCAAAGGGATGCTTCCATTCAAGCCCCTGCCGGTAAGACTGCAATCGAAATTGTTTCCCCAGTATTGGTCGGGGCGAGTGGCTTGGAGCAAGTGGTTGAAGTTTTAACTTGGTTAAAATCCATTGGGGCCGGTTGCAATAGTTCATGCGGGATTCATGTTCATGTCGGGGCTAACAAGCTAACCGCTTGGAAAGTTTTGGCCATTACCGCACAACATGAAAAAGCCTTGTTTGCCGCTTGTGGCAAAAATGGTTTGAAAAGACTTAACAACCGCTTTTGCAAGTCAATCGCTGAAGATAACCGAATCAAGGCTGATTACAACTCTAGCCGTTCCAAGCCTAGCGAAAGAGCTTTGGCCTGTTCCGACCGATACCAAACACTGAACTTAACCAATATCTGGGGTCTGGTGCGAGAAGCAGTTGAGTTCCGATCTTTTGCTTCAACTTTCAAGGTCGCTGAAGTGCTTGGCTACATCCGTCTTTGCCTTGGCATTGTTGACTATGCCGTTGGTTCAAAAATGCCCTTCAAATTCGAATCGAAGTCAGTTCCAACTACCGCAACAGGCGAAGCACAAATGAAGTCTTTACTTGGCAAATTAAGCTGGGGAAAAGGTAACTGGGGTTGGGTTGAGGGTGGCAATGTTAATGCCGAAGCCGCAAAGGCCGTCTTGGTAAAAAGTGCCAAGTCTTTTGACGAAGGCCGATAACCGTTGAAGTTTTAACCGTTTAACCGAAAGGGGTTTATCATGTGTGGAGTAATAGGATTTATAGCGAGTGGAAAAGATGCCGGGGTTGATATTGGTTTAATAACCGAGCTAGCGATATTGAACGAGGCCCGCAGGGGTGGCCATGCGTGGGGCGTTTCTTGGTTAGACCGGGTGGGAAGGTTGCGAAGCTACAAGCAGCCCGGGGCGATTGATACCGGTTTGCTTTGGGTGCTGATTGAAGACTCAACAGCCGCAATCATACATACAAGATACGCAACCCACGGAAGCCCGCAGAACAACGAGAACAACCACCCGCACCCTTCGGATGGGGGCTGGCTAATTCATAATGGAACATTGCCCGATTTCAAAGAGGTGGCTAATTCTTTTGCGACCCCGCCAATGACCGACTGCGATTCCGAGGCACTAGCCAAAGCGTGGGAAGACTGCGCTCAAAACAACCATGCCAAGCGAGCCGACTGGATGCTTCGGGCGTGTCAACCAAGTGGCCCGTCACCTCTGGTGGTGCTTGGGCTATGGAAGAACGAGGCGATAGCGGTAAGGCAAGGCAATCCCCTATGGGCGTTATCTACCAGCGAGGGGAAGTATCTTTCAAGCCTGCAACCCGAAGCAAAGGGAAAGGCGAAGTCAAAGTGGGCCGAGGTTCCGAACAATACCGTGACCGTGTGGGGGCTAGGGAAAACCGTTACAGAAAAGCCGCACAGCCTACCGACTAGGAAACAGCAGCAGCTTTCGGGGTGGTTGTTTCCCAAGTGACCGCAGCGGGAAAAGTGACCCCATCGACAACCCAAGGGGTTTCGCATTGGACACACTGCCAAACCGTGGTTACTGTTTTATTCTCGGAATGCTGGCCAACAACCTTTGCAGGTGTGCCACATTGCGAACAATTTTCTACCGGAGTATTTATCATGCCATCTGCCCCTAATATTCAGCCCGGCCCCTTAACCGCAAACGAGGTGAAGGAAATCCGAGCAAAGCTTAACCTATCGCAAATAGACTTGGCCGCCCATCTTGGCTACTCAACTGGGCAAATTATATCCCATTGGGAGTCCGGAAGGAAGGTTTGTGACGGCCCCGCAGCACAATTGCTACGACTTTTCGACAACTCTGGCGGGAAGGCGTTGCGTTGGTCATTTGTAAAATTCAAGTAAAACCTGCTACCCTAGCGTATTGCGTCTTAAGCAACACTTAAAGGAGAGGCTATGCCAAGAGGCGTTAGGGTTACCGACAAGCAAATACTAGCTGCAATACGCTCATGCAAAGGGTTAGTTTACTTGACCGCAAGAATGCTTGGAATAAACCCGTCAACCGTTCACCGGAGGGCGCAAGCGAACCCAAGGATTAGGGAACTAATAAATTCCGAAAGGCAAGAATTTATTGACACGGCCGAGCTTGCGCTGTTGAACGCAGTTACAAGGGGTGAGGCTTGGGCGGTGTGCTTTGCGCTCAAGACCCAAGGCCGTGACCGTGGCTATGTTGAGAGACAAGAAATTAAAGCCGAAGCCAAAATAAGCGTTACCATATCCGAGGAAATGACAGATGAAGAACTTTGCCAAATCGCCCGGGGAAGCAGCGAATGGCGTGTTAGACCGAAGATCGGCCCGGCGTGACCTAATAGAATTTAGCCGCTACACCATGCCCGGGTATAAACCCGGTTGGCATCATCACGCAATCAATGATGCAGTGGACAGGATGCTTACCGGCAAGCTTCGCAGGTTGATTGTATCAATGCCCCCAAGGCACGGGAAAAGCGAGCTAATCAGCCGAAGGCTACCGGCCTTTTTGTTAGGGCAAAACCCCAATGAAACAATAATCGCTTCGAGCTATTCCAGCGACATGGCAAGCCGCATGAACAGGGATATCCAGAGAATCATGGACTCGGCCGAGTACAAACTACTATTCCCGCAAACAAGGTTAAACGAAAGCAATGCCAGAACAATAGCGGGTTCGTGGTTGAGAAACAGCGATTTGTTTGAAGTGGTCGGGCATCAAGGCGTGTACCGAAGTGCAGGCGTTGGCGGTGGTATTACCGGCATGGGCGCAAAGTGGTTGCTTATTGATGACCCTATTAAAAACAGGGAAGAAGCCGACAGCGCAATCATGCGAGAAAACATTTGGGATTGGTACACTTCAACCCTTTACACAAGGCAAGCCCCCGATGCAAGAATCTTAATCGTTATGACCCGTTGGCACTCGGACGATCTAGCGGGAAGATTGATCGCTCACGCAAACGACAACCCCAAGGCCGACCAGTGGGAGGTAATCACCTTCCCGGCTATTTCTGGCAGGGATAAAGAAAGCGGAGATATCCGAGAAGAAGGCGAACCACTTTGGCCAGAAATGTTCGGCATTGAAGACCTAGAACGAATGAAACTTTCAATGGGGGAATACCAGTGGAGCGCACTTTACCAGCAGCACCCAAGAAGCGGGGGCGGTACTGAGTGGCCCGATGAATACTTTGCCAAGGACATTTGGTTTGACTACTGGCCCAAAACAATAGCCATTAAAACCATAGGCGTTGATCCAAGCAAAGGCGCAGGGGGGAAGCATGGCGACTACTCAGCAATCGTAAAACTTGGCCGTGATACCGATGGCACATTGTACTGCGAGGCCGATCTTGCTCGGCGAAGTTCTGAAGCCATCATTGATACCGTGCTTGAAACCCAAGGCGAATTTAGGGCCGATGCAATAGCCTTTGAGACTAACCAATTCCAAGAGTTACTAGCAACCCAATTGCAACAGAAGGCGGCCGTTGCAGGCTATGCAGTACCCTTGGTTAAAGTGGTTAATACGGTCAATAAAAACATTCGCATACGCAGGCTTGGGCCGTATCTAGCGCAAAAGAATATTCGTTTCAAAGCCAACTCGCCCGGCACTAAATTGCTGGTGGATCAGCTTCGAGACTTCCCGGTAAGCGAGTACGATGATGGCCCCGATTCGCTTGAAATGGCGTTGCGTGTTATGATCGAACTTTACAACGGCAAAAGACAGCGACAACCATCCAGAGGGGTAACAACATGAGCAGCAAAAAAGCATGGTGGAATATCTTCGGCGGCGATACCACAGCCCAACGGTTAAGGGAACAACGGGAAATCCTTATTGAACAAATCAAAATTAAACGGTTGGAGAAGGGCAAGCGGTTGACGGAATCAAGCTACAGCGTGGGCCAAGACTTTTGGCTTACCAACTACTCCGATATGCTTGACCGTTATGCAGGGGGCTTTGCAGGCAGTTACCCGATTACACAGCCAACCGATAGGCGGTACGGTTCAAACTTCCCGTTCTGGGTTTCCGAGGTTCAGCTATCCATGCTACGAGCTTCGGCCCGGTTCATCGTGACAACATCGCCCAACGCACAAGGTTTGCTAAACGGTCTATGCTCTTATGTAATTGGCTGCGGATACAGTTACCGTGTGCAGGCGAAGAAAATGAGTGGGGCAAGCGATGAGTTAGTAACCGCAGTTCAAACGGTTATCGACAATTTTATCGAGCAAAACGGTTGGGCAGAAATGGAGCAAGAAATCTTCTGGCGGAGCAGGGAAGACGGCGAAAGCTTTTTGCGCTTATTCCCGCAGCCCGATGGCAGTTTAACCATTAGAACCATTGAACCCGAAATGGTGTACCAACCCGGTGGCAGCGATATGACGGAGTGGAGCTACGGCATTCAAACCGACCCCGACGATGTTTGCAGCATCAAAGCTTACCATGTGGATTACCGGGCAAGCGGGGGCCAAGATGAGGCCAACCCAACGATGGGGGAAATTGTTTCCGCTGAAAATGTCTGCCACATCAAGGTGAATGTTAAACGGTCTATCAAAAGAGGGCTAACCGACTTCAGCTTTGAAACCCTTGATGCGTTCAGCCAAGCCGGAAAGCTTCGCAAGAATCTTGGGGAAGGGGCCGCAGTTCAAGCAGCCATTGCAGCAGTACGGCAGCACGACACCAGCACCATCGACCAAGTGCAAGATTTTATTAGCGATGCGGTTGATTACAGCACCAGCAGTTACCCGGGCAGGCAACAGGACTTCCAGAAGATTGAGGCGGGAAGCTTCCTTGATATTCCCAAGGGCATGACCTATGTACCACCGCCAGCAGCGGCCAACAGTGCAGCCCATCTTGAAGTCTTCCAAGGGTTACTACGATCAGCAGGCAATCGACACAACGCCCCCGAATGGTTGGTTTCAAGCGATTCTAGCAATGGCAACTACGCTTCCAGTCTGACAGCCGAAGCCCCATTCACCCGCCATTGCATTCGCCTGCAAGAATTTTACAAGGGGCATTTTAGCCGGGTGATTAAGGCCGCAATCAATACCGCAATTCAAGCCGGGCTACTTCCCAAAAACACCATGAACCTAATTGACCTGCAAGCCAAAGCCCCAAGCGTTGAAACCCGAGACAAAGCCGCGGAAGCAACCGCTAACCAAATTTACTCAACCCTTGGTATCAAAAGCAAACAGACTATCGCACAGGAAATTGGCCTCGACTGGGAGGATGAGGAAGTTAACCAGCACGAAGCGGCGACCAGTGGCAGCGCTGGCAGTACGCTCAAGATGCCGGATGAGCAAGACCAGCAAGAACCCGAGGAAGAAGCACCACCCGAGGGCGAATAGTGAACGATATTATCAATAGCACACTTGCGGCCAAGTTTAGCCTGCACCAAGATAAGCAGCTAAGCGTTGCCGATGGGCTTGCCGATACCGTGGATGCCAAGCTACAAACCATCCTTAACCGCATGGTAAGGGTACTACGATCCAAGGTGGGGCCGACTGAGAAAAAGTACGCCATCCGATCCGACCTATACAAAGTAATTCTGATTACCAATGAAATCATGGCCCGTGGTCTAGCACACATGGCAAGCAGTTCCCACGCCGATGCAGCCACCGTATTAGTCAAGACCGTACCAAAGGGGCATCTAAGTTTAATCACAGAAAAAAAGCCTATTCTTGAAGATCGTAAGTCCGAGATGGAAGACGAAATCAAGGGCATGATATTTGACCCGCTTTCAGCCGAGAAGGTTCAAACCATAGTACGAGGCACTACAGCAGGCGCAAGCTGGCAAAGCCGGTTGGCACAGCAAACAAGCTTGGCCCCGCCCGAACACCTAGCAACAATATTGACCCAAGATTTTAACGGTCAAAAGTCACCCGCTGAATTGGCCCGGGTACTCAAAGACCATGTAGGGGGAGTGGCCTCAACTGCCCGAAGAGTGGCCCGCAATGAGTCGATGAGAATAGCCCACGAATCAAGGATGGATTCTTACGAGGATTTGGGCGACCTTGTTATTGGCTATCAAATACACGCCACAATGGATACCCGAGTACGGCCAGAACACGCAGCCCGATCCGGTACGGTGTATTACAAGAAACCAGTATCGGGGCAATTAGGCTTGGACAAAATGCCAAGACCGCCGCTTGAAGAAGATGGAACCGTAGCGCATAACTGCCGTTGTTGGATAACCCCGGTGCTTTCGGTCAATCAAGAAATCGAGAAAGACCCCGCCGCCAAGAAGCTATTCAGCGATGCAGCAGGCAAGCTAATCCCAAACCCCGCTGTTTATTCGGATTGGTTTGATCGTGCGCCAGAGGCAGACAAGGCAAGGGTAGTTGGTGCAAAGCGGTTGTCGATTATTCGGGGGCAGCTTACCCCGGGGCAAAGTCTCAACTGGGGGCATTTTGTCAACCCAACATCGGGAAAGCTTTTAGACGCTTCAACGCTAGTCAATGAAAGCCCCGAAGGTCGCAAAGATCGATTGAACAAGTTTAAGTATCTGATTACCAAACGGAAAGAACTTACTCAAAAGGTTTACACCTACGGCTACTTACCGCCTAAGATAGTAAGCAGGCCGCAGAACATGAGCTTGCGGGCCATTGTGATTAAGCAGGGCGGGATAACCCCCAAAAGCATTCATGCCGACTTCAATTACAAGGAAGATATTAAGCAATTCGGGTTGATTGGGGCCATGCGAAAGACCGGTGTTTCCTTAGATGTTATGGCGCAGAGCTTGCAAACCAGCGGCCATATAATGATACCGGACAACAGAAACGGCGACGATTATTTACTTGAATTAATGCAGAACGACCACCGTAGTTTGCTAGAGCGCAACGATAAAGACCTTGACGATGAATACAACCAGTGGGCAAAACTTCAAGCACAGATAAAGGCGGAAGGACACGATGAGCGAGACCTTAAAAAAATACGCAGAGACAGCAAAGCGGCTGGCATACTTGCAGCACAGGAGCAAGTTGCTCAAGACCTCGCTGAATGGAGTCCGCAAAGCCCGGCAAGCCTTGCAGCCCAACAACAGCGAGACAAAGAACTTGCCAAAGAATGGGAGCGAGAACGAGCCGAAGAAGAAGCCGCCCGAAAGCACGACCCCAAAACCAACACCCCCGACGATCTAAGCTTTGACTTTGGGTTCAATGAAGAACCACCCAAAAAAACTAAGCCCAAAAGTTAAGCCCCTCTCAATTTGACTTTGCCCCCCTGCATTTCGCATACTCTGCGCCATGCTGATTAAGTTAATCAAAAAAATCTGGTTTACCGAAGCCAAGCTTTCTTTCGAACCGCTTAAAGTGGATCGTAAAAAGTGCTTGATTTACGGTGTTAAAATCATTGGTTTTGATTCTGACAACGGCCGCAAATACCTTCCAGAAGCTTTGAAAAAAGCCCTGCCACTTTATGAAGGCATCAAAGTTAATGTGGATCATCCCGACGATCCAAGCGATACCCGTTCAGCCTATGACCGATGCGGCAAATTAATCAATGTTCGCTTTATCGAAGGCAAAGGCCTGTTCGGTGACCTTTGGCTAAACCCCGGTCATCGCATATTTGAAAGCGTATTCAGCGCAGCAGAACAAATGCCAGATTTATTTGGCTTGTCACACAACGCACAAGGCGAAGGCGAAAAGGAAGGCGGTATTTTTATCGTTTCCAAAATCACCGAAGTACGCCATGTAGACCTAGTCGCAGACCCAGCAACCACATCATCCTTATCGGAGGCAAAGAAAATGCAGAAGTCGAATCGCATGAAAGAAGAAGACGAAAAAGAAAAAGACGAAAAGCCAGTGGAAGAATACGACGAGCCAACCAAGGAAGGCGAAGACGATGAAAAAGACGATCTAGCTTCCAAGGTAATGGATGCGCTCAAAGAAGCTGACGATAGCGACGAAGAAAAGGCGCAAAAGATCGTTGACCTTGTTAAAGAAGCCCTTGAAGAAGCTGACGGCGAAGAAGATACCACCGAAGCTGAAGGCGATGAAGACAAGGACGAAGAAAAAGACACCACCGAAGCCGAAGAAGAAGATACCGAAGAAGAAGATACCGAAGAATCTTCCCGTCATCGCAAATCTTCCAAGCTTGAACAACTCCAAGAAGAAGTCCGAAGTATTAAAAAGGAAGCGTTCATTCGCCGCCTTTGTGAGTCTGAAGGCTTGCCTGCAACCAAGCAGTTAATTGAAGACTTTAAACCGTTGAAAAAGACTGCCATCTTGCGCCATGCTAAGCGATTAGCCTTGGCACACAAGCAAACCAAACCTCGTAGCGGTGTACCCGTTACCGAAGCAAAACAAGCCCGCATTCCAGCAGGGCAAGACCTCTACAATTGGCTACAAAACTAAGGAGAAGAAACAATGTCTAGCACTTTTGGCGGTTCAAGATTTGTGAAGCCGGTTGACTTTCGCTTGGTCAGATACCCCGCACCAGCAAGCACCGTAATTTCAATTGGTGACTTCCTTTATTGGGATGCAACCAATTCAGTTGTTAAACCGTTATCCGCATATGTTGGCAGCGGCGTAGCGGGAACCGATCATACCGACCTAGCAGCTTTGTTTGTGGGTGTTGCCGTTCAAGCAAGGCTTGCGCAGCAAATCACAGCAGGCGAAATCGAAGTTGTAACCGAGTGCATTTATGAAGCCGATTGCGCTTCTGCAAGCACTTATCTGCCCGGCGATATGGTTTCCGTGGTTTCTTCTGGTGCAGCAGCAGCAGGGGCAATCAGCGATCAAGCAGTTGTTGAAACTGCAACCGATTCCAAGGCCATCGGCTTGGTTACCAAATACACAGCCGGAAACATTACAAAAGTAACGGTTCGGCTTATTGGCTTAGCCTCAAGAAACAAAATATAACCCTTTAAAGGAGGACGCAATGTCCAGAATTAATTCGCTGAAGGTTAAAGAACTATACGAATCCCGCAAGCACTCCGCAGGGGGCAAGCTGGCGTTCCTTAACGATATCAAACATGGCCTTGGCCTTTCGGACAAGTCCGGTTCCCCTAATCGTGACCATGCAGGCAATGCAACCCTACGGGAAGCACGATTGAAGCCCGAGCAATTCAGTATTCAAGAACTTGCTGAAGGTATTATCGGCAGTTCGTGGCGCAATTATTTTGACCCTGCAAACGGTGGGGCAATGGCACGGCATACCGTAGCACGAAGCCTTGTCGAGCAAGGGTTTCCAAACGATTCTAGGGCGTTATTAGAGGCTACCGGCACCGGTATTGACCCTACAGCCTTCGCAAATATTAATGCGTTTACCGCAGTCGTTGGCGGCTTAATTGAAGTGAAAATTTTGGAGGCTTTTCAAAATCCAGCTTTGATTGCAGATCAGTTAATGCCCTCTGAAGCGACTAAATTAAACGGTCAAAAAGTGATTGGCGTTAACCGTTTGGGAGACAAAGGCAAGAAGCGAAATCCCGGCGAGCCACACCAGCGGGCGCAGTTCAACGAGCGTTGGATTGAAACCCCAGAGACAAGGGAAAATGCACTCGCAGTTGATATCTTGAAAGAGACTATTTTCTTTGATCTTACCGGCGACCTGTTAAATGTTGCAGGCAGCGTTGGTGAAGAATTGGCATACCGAAAAGAGCTTGAAGTTATTGACACCATCCTTGGTGTAAACAATTCCTTCAAATATAACGGAACCGCCTACAACACCTACCAGACTTCCAAAACATTGGGCTATATTAATGATCATAGCAATGTGCTGGAAGATCACTTGGCAATCAATAAAGCCATTGGGCGGTTTACAAAAATGGAAGACCCGGGTTCTGGCAAACGCATTTTGATTATGCCCGACACCATTTTGGTTAACCCTGCAAGGCTTACTAATGCGCAACTAATCTTGGGCGCAAACATGACGGAAAACAGAATTGCAACGGGTGCTACTCAAGCTACCGCAAGCAACCTGTCGATTCGTCAAACCCCCGGCAATCCTTACACCGGACAATTCAAATTGCTTTCCAGTCCATTGATTGAAATGCGCTGCACCGATGCGGATGGCCTTAATCTTTCGCAAGCCAATGCGGATGAATATTGGTGGATCATGCAGGCTGGTAAGTCCTTCAAATATATGCAGAACTACCCTTTAAATGTCCAACAAGCGGCCCCTAACCAATACGAAATGTTGGATAAAGGTATTGTTGCTTCCTACTTTGCCAACGAGCGTGGCATACCTTCCGTATGGTCACCTTGGCACACCGTTCGCAACAAAGCTTAATTAGGGGTTGAAGATGAAAAAGGGAGTAGCAGAAAGTTTACAAGTTTGGGAAGTTCGGGTTGCCGGTCTTCCCAAATTACTTATCGAATCAATCAGTAAGGCAGGGGCCGAAGCAATCTACAAAGAGCGTTTCCACTTGCGTTCTGAAGTCACTTTCTCGGAGGTGGTACATTGTCAACCGCTACCGAACGAATCAAAACAGCGATAGACCAAGTAAGCCAGCGCATCGTGGAGGTAACCGCCACCTACAAGCCCACCTACAGCGTGGACGGCGAAAGCTACAGCCATGAAAGCTACCTTACAAGTCTTACCGCTTCCCTAGTGGCATTGCAAACTTCATTGCAAGTATTGCAAGGCCCGTACCAAAAAATAACAAGGATGAGAACATGAGATTTGCCAAGATTGATATCAGTGCAAGCGGCGATTCAACCATTGTTGCAGCCGTAGACGGTTTAAAAATCAGAGTGATTACCTATGTTGTGGCTAGCGATATCAACACCAAGCTGAAATTCAAAAGCTCAAGCACCGACCTTACTGGCCCGATGTCCGTGGGGGCGTACTCCAACATTTACAACGGCAATACCGACTTGATGCCGGGGGGCTTGATTGGGGTTTTAGAAACCCAACCGGGCGAAGCTTTGATACTGAATAGCACCGTTGCCGCCGCTGTGGGCGGGCATATTGTCTATAAGGAAGTTTAACTTTGAATACTAGCCAAGAATATCTGGCGTGGGATAACCGGGAGGCGGTTACATACACCGTCTACGGCCTTACGCTGCATACTTCTGGCTATGTTGAAAGCTACACTGGTATTACCGCCAAGCGGCGTTCAATCAGCAATCGTGATGTACCTAGCCAGCGCACAGGGATATTTACTGCCGACGATTTGGTATGGTTATTGCCTGCCGCCGTTGTGCCAGTAGGGGTAAGACCAAACCCCAACGATTATCTTACCGATGCAGCGGGGCGAATATGGACGGTGTTAGAAACTCAATTAAACAATCTCCAATCCACTTGGAGACTTGTCACACGAAATCTAGTTCTTGCGGAGGCTCTCAAGCAGGTGTGCAACCTCTACAGACCGTCCAACAGCAAGGATGCTGCGGGTGGAAGGGTCGCTAGCGATTACACTTTGATACTGGGTTTAGTTCCCTGTCGTATACAGGAAACAGGCACGGAAGCCACAGACATTTTAGGAAAAAAGCAAGTCAAAACCCGGTACGAGTGTCATTGCGGTTTCCGTTTGAACTGGAAGTCTACAGATCGAATTATTGATGGGGCGGGCTTGGTTTATCAGATCGTTAGCGGGGCAGCCCCCGATGTTATGGACACCCTACAAGTTTTAACGCTTGAAAGGATTCTATAATGCCATCGATTTATAACAGTAATGCAAGCGCAGTCATGGGGGAAGCCAGAAAACAACTGGCGCAAAACCTCATGCGGGCCGCTTTGTTTTTAGAGCAGCAGTTAATGGCCAAACTGGGGGAACGAACCCCCGCAACCAAAGATGTAAAGGTTGCAGGCAAATCAAGGCGTGTTTATGTTGGCCCATTTTCACAGCCCGGCGAATACCCGATGAAGCGAACTGGCTTTTTGCAAGCTTCCATTAGGCACGAACCGACCAAGTTATCTGAAGTTGAAACAACCATGCGAATCAAAGTGGGTTACCGAAGTGAAGCGGCTTACGGGGCGATTCTTGAAGTAGCAAAAGATCGTCTAGGGTTGAAGCAAACCTTGGCCGATAATGCAAGCTTTTTGAAACAGCTTGCAGATGCTTCCGTAAATATGGGGCCATCGTAATGAATACACTCAGCTACGATATTCTTGAAGCCATTCAAACCAGATGGACAGCTATTACGGTAAGCGCAACGCTTGTTCCCGGTGGCCTTTGGTACGCAAGGGTTCCACAAGATACTGCGATACCCTATGGCATTGTAACCGTTGAAGATGGCAAGAAAACTTTTACGACTAACGGTCATTTTATCCAGAATTTTGTCTTCCAAGTGGCGATTTACAGTGCAGGTGGCCCCGGTTCAACCAGTGCAAAATTGGTAGCGGGATTACTTAGCAATGTTTTTGACTTCATGGAAAAGACAACGACCTTACCTGCGGGAAGATTGATATGTTTTCAGCCTAGCAGCAACACCGTGGAATTAGACCCGGGCTTGCGAAACGCTGAAGATGTACTAATCACCAAGGCATCGTTTGATGTGGTTGCCAGTGGAGCAAACACAATATGAGCGAATACAAATTTACCGTGGTTGTAATGGTTGAGCAGTTGAAGCCTGCAAGCACCAGCACCAAGGAAACGAATCAACCGTGGTTGGTAACGGCTGCGGCGAAGGAGTTATTAATGCGACGCAATGTGCGAAGCAAAGGGAACGGAAAGAAATCTAAATAAGGGGGCAATCATGCCAACTCAAGCAACGCCAATTTTTGCAAAGGGTATCGGGGGTAAGGTTACTGTTTTTGCTGCGCCTACCATTACGGGAGGTGTTCAGACACTAGGAACTACCGGTGAAAAAGAGTACGCCATTTTGGATTGGAACTTCACCAAAACATCAACATTGGTTGAAACCACCAACAGCGGAAGCAAGGGCTTTGAAGAATATCTTCCAACTAAAACTGGGGGCGCAGGCTCGTTTAATGCAATCTGGGATTCTGTAAACATCCCCGATTCTTCATTTACAGACAATAATGGAGCCACAATTGATTACAACTTTGGGCCGGATAAAGCGGGTCAGCTTGAAGTTGGTGCGTTAGTTACTTTAAAGCTTACCCTTGGGGACAGCGGTAAATTTTACACCTTTGGCGCACGAATTGAATCATTGGCCGTAACGGTTAACGCCGTGGCCGATGTGGTTAAATTTGCCTGTACGTTTAAATCGTCTGGCGTGATTACCGACCCCGTACAATCAGCGTAATAACGCAAGGGAGTATTTATTTATGTTGAGTAATGAAGGCGATTTCAATGCGTCAGTAGCAGCGGGCAAGGGTTCAGTTGTAATTGCTGGCAAGACCTTTCTGATTGACCCTATCAGCGATCAGATTACCGGAACGCTGCACAATTATTTTAGGCGCACTATGAAGACCCCGCTGGCTGCAATTGCGGACAGCCTCAAAGGGTTGCCAGAAGACTTGCAAAAATTTGCAATAGCCGAAGCGGTGAAGATGCAAGCCAACGGCGGGGCAGAAGGAAACGGGGCTTTTTATCGTGATGCTATGTTATCCGATGCGGGCTGCGCTTTCTTGTTTTGGTTGTTAGCTAAAAAGAATCATCCAGAGCTTACGCACGAAGCCTGCATTGCCTTGGTTAAGCAAGCAACGCCCGAGGTTGTTATGGGCGATCTTGCAACGGCTTCGGGCCTAGTTCAACTGGGCGGTGATTCGGGAAACTAGATTGGCCGTCCTTTTTGGTGGGCTGGTGCGAACAGGATCGGCCGAAATGGTATCGAGATGTGATGGAAAAATCGGAGGGCCGATACAGCCTGCAACAGCTTTCTGAAATGTCTTTACCGCAGTTAGCTGCGCTGGAACATTACCGCAAGGAACTGAGCTTTGCAGAGGCGATAAAACTCATTCAAAGTAGGAAGGCGAACCGTGGGAAAACTGGCTGAAAGCTATATTGAGTTCGTCGCCAAAGGCTTGGAAGAAACCGAGTCCGCAATCAAGGGCGTTGAAGGGCAAAGCAAAACTGCGCACAAGGCAACGGCAGTCCTAGCCGAGTCATTCAAGAATTATGGGCAGCGCAACCGGGAAGCGTTGCAGTCAACCACCTTGCAGGCAACGGCTTTAAAAAGCCTGTCGGGCCAAGCGAAGGCAATGATGCTTTCGTCTATCGGGCTGGAAGTCCAAACCCAAAAGCTAATCACGCTGGAAAAGTCGCTTGAAAATTCCTTGCTAAAAACTAGCGAGGGGTTCCGGTTTAGCGCATTAGAAATCCAAAGGACAACCCAAAAGCAAAAGTTATTTGCCGCTGAGAATCAAGCCATTGTGGCGAAGATGATGGCAACCGATAAGGCTTGTATTGCGTTAACGGCTGCGGAAATGGGGGTTGCAAAATCAACGGAGCAGGCGGCAAAGACTTTAGGGCTTAACGCACAGGCATTACGGTTGAAGACCGGCGAAACTGAAAAAGCATTGCAAGCCGACATGAAACTTCAAGGGCAAGAATTGGCTTTAATAACGGCAGAAAAGTCGCTTGAAAATTCCCTGCTGAAAACTAATGCCAGCTTTCAAAAGCAGGCTTTAGCGATTGCTAATTCAGCGGGCAAGCAAAAGCTATTTGCCGCCGAGAATCAAGCACTAGTAGCCAAGATGCAAGCGGTTGATAAAGAGGCAATCAAGTTAGCAGCCACGGAAGTTGGCGCAGCCAAGGCAACGGATATTGCCACTAGAAGCTTATCGCTAAACGCTGCACAATCACAAGTGGCATCCGGTGCAACCAAGGCATTAATGCAAGAGGAAATGCGGCTTAAGGAGAGCGAGGCCAAGCTATCGGAGGGCCAAAAAAGTCTTGAAAGTTTACTGCTAAAAACGGATAAAGCGTTCAGAACTTCCGCAAATAATATTGCAAACTTGGCCAGCAAAGAAAAGTTACTTGGGGCCGAGAGCCAATTGCTGGTAGCGAAGATGCAGGCAACCGATAAGGAGGCAGTCAAACTTGCGGCCGCTGAAATGAAGGCGAGCCAAGCCACGGATATCGCAACTAAAAAATTACAACTTGAAGCACGGCAGTTAAATTTAAGCACTGGGGCTTTTAAAGAGACAACCAAGGCAGCGGCGGCACTGGCGGCAATGGAAGAAAAAATAGCAGCTAAAGAAATGAAGGTTGTCAGCAAGGTTTCAAAGCCAGCGGCTAAAGAAGAAAAAGCAAGCAAAGAATTGGCCCCGGTAGTTAAAGGCGGTAAGACCGAAATAAAAGTTGATACAAAAAGCCTGCCAGCAGCGGAAAAAGGTATTGCGGCTATTACCGGGAAGCTACAAAAAATGCAGGTGGTGGCCCTTGTCGTAGGCGGAGCAATTGGTGGAGCAGTTGGAACACTTACCCGGGCGGCTTCCGCTGGAACCGTTGAAGGGGAACAGTTGGCCAAGTCGTATGAGTATGCGGGCCGTGTGGTGGGTGATATGTTTGCGCCCTATGTCAGACTTGCGACAGACTTGGTAAACAGGTTTACAGCCTACTTTAAAACGCTATCGGCATCAACCAAGGCGAGCATTGCAAACTGGGCAATGGTAACGGCTGCGGTTGCGGCTTTTGCTGCGTTGATACCAACCCTACTTGCGGGCGTTGCTGCGCTATCGGGGGCGGTCTTTGCATTGTTATCCCCTATCGGATTGGCCGGGGCTGCAATCGTGGCAATGGCGGGATACTTTGCAGGGGTGTTTGATGCAACCAAGTCGTGGGAAGAAGTGCTTGCAAGCTTTATTGAATTCTTTTTGGACGCTTGGACAAGGGCGGGGGATGCGTTTGACAAGTTCTGCGGGGGCGTAGTTTCCCAATACGATTCAACCGTTAAGCCAATGCTTGAAGGTATGGAAGAAAGTTGGAACTCGGTTAGCGAATCCATTGGCGGGGTTGTCGATTATCTTGCCGAATCAATAGCCAGCTTTTTTGGTACGAGCGTTGAGGATGCTTCAAGCTTCGAGGGGGTCATGTCTACCGTTGTGGAAGCATGGCTTGATTTGCAAACAGCGGCAGATGCGGTGATTAGTGCGCTTTCCGATGGCTTCATGTGGATATACGAGAAGGCCGTTAAGCCAACGATTTCATTCATCCTTGACGCTTTCAAATTAGTTTGGGGTTATGTCAAGGAGGTTGCCGACGGCATCTTTGGCGCATTTGAGGATGCTACCGGGGGTATTATTTCAAGCGTTGGCGGGGCGATCAAATTTATGTTTTCAAGCTGGAAAAATTTTACCTCAGTTGTTGTAAGCCTTATTTTTACCATTGCTGAAAAGTTTGCCGAAATTGTTAATACGATATCGGCCCTTTGGTGGGGGATGATCAACAAGCTTGCAAAAGCGGCGGCGTGGATCATGGAAAAGATGGGGCTAATCAGTAAAGATACAGCCGACAAAATGAGGCAGGCGGGCAAGGGCGATACCGATATATTTGATACCGCTGCAATGCGCAAGAAGATGGATAGCTACCTTGACGGAATGCAAGTTGGCATGGAAGAAAACAAAAAGAAAGCGAAGGAAGTAGGCGCAGCGATTAGCGACTTTGTTAACCCGCCCGTAGGAAATGAACTAGGAAAAAGGCTTGAAGAAAATACCGAGCGGGCAAAGAAAATGGCTCGGGCAATAGTTGGCACGATTAAGGGCGGATTGGAAAAGCCGGGTGGGTTTCAGATTAAGGCAAATGTTTCAATGGAGGGCTTGGGGGCAACCTTTGACCGTCTTCAATTGGCGTTTGCTAACAATGTTGGCCCTAACATCGACAAAGCGCAATTAGGGGAAATGAAGGGCATTAACGCAAATATGCAAATAGCGGCTGCGGCGTTAGTTACCATCAAAGACAAAGTACCGGCGGTGAGGTAAAATAATGCCAGTAATTACAAACTGCACAATTAAAGAAATATCAAGGAAAGCAACTTACAGCCGTGACGGTTTAACGGTTACCCGAGTGCTTGATGTTTATCCTTTCAAACAGGCTGCGCCATTAGCGTATGAAATGCTAGGGGGGCCAAGGTATGTGAATGGAAGAATCTGGCGCAGGTTGCCAGAGCGTGACCCGTGGCTACCACAATGCTTTGTCGAAAACATTGACAGCGAGGGCATGGGAAGATTTTACGGCTTTGATGGTTCGGCTTATACGCCAACTGCGGTGCTTAGCAATTTAGCGGAGTACGATTTCGCCCGCCTAACAGTTACCTACAAGACACCGGAACGGGCAACGCCGGAAGAAAAAGAAGCGGCCGCTGAAGATGAAGGCGACGAAAAAAGCGAAATTGAATTGGCCTCCCAAACCTTTGACTTTTCTGCCCAGTCGCTAACCCTTCCACTATCCCAACTCAAGTTCAAGTATGGGGCCGCTGGTGGTACGAGCATGATCCAAGGGGTGAACGGTACGAAGGTCATGCCCCGCATTGACTACGCTTTGCAGCGGCACGAAGTGGCCCGCAGACCGTTGGTTGCAATCACCAGTTTGCTAGGCAGAATCAATAAGAACGCTTTCAACTTGGGCGTTGCAATTTGGCCCGCCGAAACCTTGCGATTCGAGGGGGCAAATATATCCCAAAAAGTAACCTCGGATGGGTTCAAGTTTTTTGATATCAATTACAAATTTTGCATTCAACCGGTTTACGATCTTTGTGCAACCTCAACCGAGGTGGTTGATAGTGCGGGCAAAATAATAACCGCTTCAACTACAGCCATGAAATTCGTGGGATGGAACAGGATTTACCGGCCCGATAGAGGGTACTGGGATACGCTCTCCGAGGTCAAAACCCCAACCCGTGGCATTTACAATTACGATACCGATGTTGTCCAAGCGGCTGCTACCGGCTTCAATCTTCTCTTCAATCCGAGGGCTACTTAATGGCAGCGGGAACTTATAATTTTGCAGCCGAACAGGGCGCAACGATGGAAAGGATCATCACCTACAAAGACAGCGCAGGGGCGTTAGTCAACCTAACCAGCTACACGGCACGAATGCAAATAAGGGTAGCGGTTGAAACTGCTACTTTTATTTTGGAGCTTACCACCGCTAATGGCGGCATTACTCTAGGCGGGGCTTTGGGAACGATTAGCCTATTGGTTTCGGCTGCGGTGATGAGTTCTATCGCTGCGGCAACCTATGTTTACGACCTTGAAATTGTGTCACCTAGTGGGAAGGTCACCCGACTTATTGAAGGCAAATTTGCCGTGAAAGCGGAGGTAACACGATGACCCTAGAAATCATTGACCCTAATGCAGCGGTAGACATTGTCGCAGGCTACAGTGTTTACGTTGAATCGTCTAGCGGAGCGGTAACGGTCACGGATGACAGCGGGGCTATAACGGTTACGGACACCGTTAGCAATGTTGCCATTGTCGGCGAAAGCACCTTGGTTAGTGTTACGAATTCAGAAGTAGCGGTCGAGATTTCAACGGTTGGAATTCAAGGCGGGCAAGGTATTCAAGGTATTCAAGGGAACCCCGGTGGCCCCGTTGCATACCTAGACGATTTAACCGATGTGGCAATAACAAGTTTGCAGGCCGACAATTTAATCAGATACAGCAACACGGCTTCGCAATGGGTTAATACTTCTATTTTGGACGGTGGAAACTTTTAAAGGGGATTTAGTTATGGCTAATACAATCAGAATCAAAAGACGATCAGCAGGCGGTGGTACAGGCGGGCCTGCTTCGCTGGCAGCTTCAGAACTTGCAATCAATGAAACTTCGGGGTTCCGCATATTGTATTACGGTTTGGGCAACGATGGTTTTGGTACTGCTACCAGCGTTATCCCAATTGGTGGCCCAGATTTTAACCCCCCAGTTGATTTAACTGGGCCTATCACATCATCTAACAATGTGACCTCGATAACATCCCAGACTGGAACAGGCACAAAATTCGTGGTAGATAATACTCCTACGCTTATTACCCCAGTCTTAGGCGTGGCAACTGTTACTAGTGTAAATAAAGTAATCATCACGCAGCCTGCAACAAATTCAACATTAACCATTGCAGATGGGGCCACCTTAAGCTGTCCTTCCGCTGGTTCTGTAAGTGGCACTAATACCGGAGATGATGCAACAAATTCTCAATACAGCAATTTAATTACAAATTCCAACCACACAGGCGATGCCACAGGGGCCACAGCCCTAACCGTGGTCAGAATCAATGGCCAAAGTCTTGCATCGTTAGCGACAGGTATTTTATTCAACACTACAAGTACAGGGGTTCCAAGCATTGCGGTTGCGGGAACTGATTATGTAATACCTAGTGGAACCATCACAGGCAATGCAGCGAATGTAACTGGCATTGTTGCCATCGTTAATGGCGGTACTGGCGAAACCACACAGCAGGCTGCAATCAATGCGCTCACAGGCACACAAGGGGCAGGCAAGTTCTTGCGATCAGATGGTAATAACTCAACCCTATCAGCGATCACCGCTGCGGATCTTCCAAACCTAACTGGTGTGATTACTAGCAATAGTTCTGGTGTAACATCGATAACTTCGCAAACTGGAACAGGCACAAAGTTTGTGGTCGATGATAGTCCAGTTCTTATAACACCCGACATCGGGGTTGCAATTGGTACTTCACTTGTACTCAGTGGCGGGCTAACAGTTAATGGCACTACGACAACTTTAAATTCTACCACTTTGGATATCTCAGATAAGAACATTGTTTTAGGAAATGTGACAACACCCAGCGAGGCCACAGCAGATGGGGGCGGTATAACTTTAAGATCGGTTTCTGATAGATTATTTACCTATGTTGCCTCTACCACTTCGTGGACTTCAAGCGAAAACATTGACCTAGTTGCAGGCAAGGTAATTAAGTTCGCAGGCACAACCGTGCTAAGTGCAACAGTTTTAGATGGTGTTACGATTGACGGCGGGTCGTTTTAAACATGGCAAACAAAATCAAGCCAAAAAGATCATACACAACTTCTGTAGTTCCAACTGGTTTGGTTGGTAGTGAGCTTGCCATTAATTGTGCCGATAAAAAGGTTTACATGGCCTCGGCTGATGCTGCTAGTGTTATTTTAGTTTCTTCAATGGCAATATCGGATCACACAGGAACAACCGACAATCTAACGCAGGGTAGCACCAATAAATTCTATGCCGATTCATTGGCAAGGGCTGCAATTTCTTCAAGCGCAACAGGGTTAACTTACACCTCTGCTACTGGTGTTTTTTCTCTAACTTCCGGCTATTCAATCCCCACGACATCTTCGCAAACTAACTGGGATTCTGGTTACACTCAGAGGCTTCAATGGGATGGCGGGGCTACAAATTTAATTGCTGCTACTGGTAGGACTTCATTAGGGCTAGTTATTGGCACAAATGTTCAAGCGTGGGATGCCGACATAGATTCTATTGCAGCGATTGCAGGCACAACAGGAATCCTAAAAAAAACCGCTGCCAATACTTGGTCACTTGATACCTCAACCTACTTAACCGCAAATCAAACGGTTACTCTTTCGGGCGATGTGACTGGTTCTGGTTCTAATGCAATCACAACGACATTGGCAACGGTTTCGATTGCAAAGGGTGGCACAGGCCAAACAACGGCCAATGCAGGGCTAAACGCTTTACTGCCAACGCAAGCGAGCAATAGCGGGAAATACCTCACCAGCAATGGCACAAATACTTCATGGGGTGCGGTGGTTGGTGGCCCTTCTTTTACAGCAAGCGCAACAGCCCCTGCTTCGCCTGCCTCGGGCGATAGATGGTATGACACAAGCACAGGCTGCTATCTGATTTATTTCAGCGATGGCACTTCCTCGCAATGGGTTGAGACTTCCAACAGCGGTATGGTTTCCAACCCTACTGGAACGATCATTCCTTTTGCAGGGGCAAATGCACCTACGGGGTTCTTGCTATGCAATGGGGCGAGTGTTTCCAGTTCGGATTATTTAGCCCTTCATTCCGTGATCAGCAATACCTATGGTGGCAGCGCATACTCTGGGGCAGCAGCTTTAAATTTTACCTTGCCCGACTATAGGGGAAGGGTATTGATCGGGGCGGGAACAGGCTCTGGCCTTACTGCTAGGACTCTTGGCGGTTCAACTGGAACAGAAAACACAACCTTGGACTACACGCAAATACCAGCACACACACACCCTAATACCGTGAGTGGCGGGGGTACTTCAAGTGCAGGAAGTCACACGCATACGCTAAGTAAAGAAGTTTTAACATACCGTGGATCGGGTGGCGATAGATATGACCCTTATCCCGGATCAGTTTGGCAGGGGTCAGCAGGGGCGGGATTAACTTTAGCCACAGCACCCGATCACTACCACACCTTTACCCCAAGCATTACAAACAACAATAATACTGGCGGTGGCGGTACGCATAGCAATATGCAGCCCTCTATTGGGGTTAATTACCTAATTAAAACTTAACGAGACAATATGCCGATAGACTTTCCATCATCCCCGACAACCAATCAAACCTACAGTTATAACAATAAGCTTTGGGTGTTTAACGGTACAGCGTGGGTTGGTGGTACAGTTGTTTCTTTATTGCCAGCGGGATCGATGCAAATGTATGCAGGGGCTGTAACCCAAACAGTAAGTGCAGGGGTGGTAACAACTAATTGCCCTAGTGGTTGGCTACTTGCAAATGGGAATGCAGTTTCAAGAACTACTTACAGCGCATTGTTTTCAGCTATCGGAACCACCTATGGCACAGGCGATGGATCAACCACATTCAACTTGCCATCGATGGCTGGCAGGCTTCCGATGGGGTCTGGAACTGGTTTAGGATTAAACGCTTCTGGAACAGGCGTGACCTCTGGAACGGCTATGACTGCAAGGGCATTGGGTGCGTGGTTTGGTGAAGAAACACATTTGTTAACAGCAACAGAATTGGCAAGTCATACACACGCAAACACGGTTGGTTCATCTTCTGGCGGAAGCAATCAGATCACAGGGCCGATGAGTCAGAATGCAACACATTTTCACACCCTAGTTAATAAAGCAGCAGGGCCAGCGGGTGGGGTGTATAACATTGCTAACAAACTCGGCAATGACAATGATGTGCTGTCAACCAATACGGCAGACACATCCCACACCCACAACATTGGTATTAACAATGTGGCGAATACTCCAAGCGGTAGCCGACATGATACGATACCACCAGTTTTAGTAATGAATTTCATCATCAAAACCTAGGAGATAAAATGGAAATTTTAATCAGCGAACAGACCAGAAGCAATGAAAATGGATCACCAAGCACAGGCTATTCCATCACCTTCGTTAATCGCAATAAAAAAAAGACAATGAATGAGCAAGACTTTTTCGCAGATGGCAGCGAGATTGAAATCAAGGTTCAGCAGCTTAAGCGGTTATTAAAACTATACTTCGATGCACAGGTATAACGATGCAGCCAATTCAACCAGCAAGCCCGGGTCAACCGTTAAGAGCGAGCGACCTTAATGCTCAGTCAAACGAGCTACGCAGGCAGGGAAATACTTTCTTTGAGGGCGGCACATTGTCGCACGAGGCTGGCGGGGTTCACCTATCGGCAGATGCACCGAATGGGTTCTTTGCAATGATTACCGGGCGTGATGGATACAACTACGGATTCAAAGAAGTACAAAAATCAGTACCGCAACGGGGCTGGAATGAAAACAATATAAATGTTGAAGCAAGAACACTTCGGAAAAGTAGCGGAACCGGAGATTATGCCGTTGAAGTAAACGGTAGTTTGGTTGTTCCAAGTGGGTCAATAGTTCAGCTTATCTTTTTAACTTCCTACAACGACATAGAAAATAACCAGCACAACATTTACGGCTTTAATTGTTTTAGTTATGGAGGGGATACGGTTGCCCAAGAAGTTGTCACCAACATATCAGCAAGCCCCGCTGGAATCATTCAAACCAAGCATAAGTTTTCTAGTTATGGGGCCGACTACACATTCAGCCCAACGGTTATGGCCAGCACCGATGTAATACCAAAAAGCCTTGCAGGGCAAAAAAACAAAGTTCTTTGCGTGAACAATTCGGAAACCGGCTTTGAGTTTGGGGCCAGTGTGGTTGAAAATTCCGGCACGGGCGTTTTTATTGCTGCGGCCGCTACGCTGCAAACTGCAATCAACAGTTTAACAACGGCGTTGAATACTACTAACGCAAGGGTACTAGCCCTAGAAACAAAAGTTACCGTCCTTGAAGAAAAGGTGACCGCCACGGAAGCAAAGGTAACGATATTAGAGGGAAGGGTAACAACCTTAGAGGCTAGACCGTGAACAATTCAACAAGCTATAGTGAATATAAGCCGTCTACTGAAACGCAAGAATACAATGTTTTTTCTGACGAGTTTTTGCCAGATACAAACGAGTTTGTAAACGGAAGGGCAAGAATCAAGAACCCAGAACGGCACACATTTCTTTACGAAATAAGGTCACTTTCGTTCCCTGCAAATCCGGTCAATTATCAAAGCTATGTTTTTGGGGCTACCCCTCAACAATGGATATATTACAACGGAACTTGGATTCCGGTTACGATGAACTTTGCTTTACCTGCACCAAAGACAATTTCTCAAGTTTGGTTAGACGGATACCCCGGATATAATTATAACCCAACAAATTACACCGGCGAAAACTTTTATATAGATGGTTTTGGTACTAGTTATTGGGGATATGGATTTGTCTCAAACGGGGTTGTAAATTTAAGTTATTCAAACATCTCTGGAAATGCTTGGCATCCTTATTCGCCACAATACACTTACACCGCAGGGCCATTAAGAACGGGGGTTACTTACTTTGGATACGGTAACATATTAGAATTAAAAGAAGTAGTAATTAAAACGCCTCGTATTGATTATGAAAGTCTAGTGACTGTTTATGATCAAAGAAACTTAGAATACAAAAAACTTCCGATTGAAGATTACGACAACTACAATTTATTAGGCACGGTAACCAATTCTGCTTTTAATGTTTCAGAACAATCCCTTGACTTTCCCGACTCTATTGGAAACAAACTTAAAGAAGGCGAGTTTGTCTATTTAGTTCCCAAATTCTTTTACATTGAAAACAATGAAAACAAACCATTGACAATTAGCCCGGTAATCACGGCTATTCCTAACACCGTTTTTTCTTTAATGAACAACGTACGGCTTGGAGTAACAGAATATTGGAAAGATGGCAAAAACACTATGAATATAAGGGTTCCAGCCTCTTTCGTTGGAACTACTTCCGTAGGTAGTTATATAGGCACTCAGCCATTTCGTGGAGTAAACTTTAAGAAAACTAATACCGGTAAGTACGTAGCAAGAAAAACAATTGAAAAAATTGAATGGAGCAGATACCGAAGTTATTATTCAACAACTGCGGGAACTTATTATGGGCAGTATTCATACAAACAAAACTTGTTTGATAACCCGATAGAGTCTAATACCACTTGGTTGACCTCTAGCGGTTCCGGCATGGAATTTAACGTATACAAAATAAAAGTTGATAGTAGGTGGAAGACTGGCGACGAAGTAAATTTGGTTTCAGCACGTGCCCCCGCTGAAAGATACTGGGCCGATTATTGGGGCGGTTCAAATGATTACAATTATTTTAGT